GTTCCGTGTGCAGAACGTAGGTCAATATAATGTACCCATGATCTTACAGAACCAGTCATATAGATTCTCGTAGGAGTAGCAAGAGGAAGTACAAATCTTGCACACTCTTTTGCAACACCAGCATCCAACATCTCCTTATATAATTTCATTCCATCTACAAAATGTCTCTGCATCTTGAGATTAAAGTCTTCTACCACAAGAGGATCTACATCATCAATACTATTCTGACGATTCTTATCATCCTGTCTCCTTAGTTCTGGCAAAGGGATCTCATTACCTAACATACTACTATCAGCATACCTTTGAGAGAACTCTTGGTATGTAAAAGATCTGTGCCTTAATATCTGTGCTGCCAATCCTCTGGTAGTATTGATCTCTACAGTCATGAATGCTTGCTCAAAGACACTCCAATGCCCATGTTTAATACAATACTTAAGAAGACCAGCAAACTTATCATTGTCTTGGTTCTTAGGGTTGCTAACACGGGCCACATATGCCATGTGCTGTTCCGCATCTGGTGTTACACTTACAAGTTTAATCTGACTATTCATTAAAGACCTCATCATAATCTTCAGGTGGAGGAGTAAATGCTAATACATCTTTATCAGCATAAATTTCTGATTCTAATTCATCTACAATCTCTTTAAGAGCTTGTACTAAGACTTTCAGTTTTGCCTTATTCATTATCTCTTTAAAAAATAATGATTGATAACTTCAATTTGATCATGATAACGTGCAATCTTATCTATCTCTACTTGAATTGCCTCAGTGATATCAGAGTGCTCTCCTATACCTGCGGGATGCTCTAAGTATACTTCAACGTTTGCTTTATGTTTAGCAATCTCGCCTTGTGCATGTGCTAAGACTGCCTTCAATAATTGATCTCTCATATGAAGTGCCATATCTATACCTTTTTTAATAATTATACATTAAAAAAGGGGGTATGTAAACCCCCTTTATCTTAACTGCAAGGAACTGCCTTGCTTCTAACCTTAAGACCACGATACATTAGATCATGTCTTTGAGTTTGCTGATGCTCATCGATGAGCATCTTTCTGTACTCTTCAGTGTCGTACTCGACACCACGGTAAGTAACTTGTGCCATTGGCTGTCTCCAAAGTAGTAGGGATTTTTGCCCCGTTCCTTCAGTCGGCTTTTGCGTCCCTTAAGGGATGAACGATTCCGTTCCGAGTCGGCTTACTTGCGACCTCCTATGAGGTTGAACGATTGTGTTAATAATAACACATGTATACTATATATGCAAGTATGTTTGTATTCTACGATACAGTTTCTTGATTGTCCCTCCTATACCAACTGTTTAACAAAGAATATTCAAGTTTATAAGCTGCTTTTTTAATTTTAGGACTAGGATGTCTCTTAATTAATTGAACATACGCTAGTGCCTTCCCTTCTGATGAGGGTGCTGTTAATAGCTCCATGTGAGGATCCGATTTTTGATCAACTATTATTTATACGCATAAAAAAACCCTACTACACTAGCAGTAGGGTCTCACTATGTGGTTCATCGAAGTGATCAAAAATCGGATGAACTCAATGTATATACATCATATATACACATTTATTTAGGTGCTAAATAGACGCTAATCTGACGTTAATTTGCCACCATTTTTATCTACTAACTGAGATGCTTGAAAGAGATTAGACTTTCTATACTTCATGGCCTTCTTGTATTCTTTTACAAGTTTAGCAACTTCATCCTTAGATACATTCACATTTAACTTACCATCTCCATTAGAAAATCCCTTTTCTCCTTCTGGTTGTTGCTCCAGATACTCATTGATACTATTCTGTATCTCACCTTCTATGATGTCATTAATTTGTTGTTCAATTTCTTTATCATTCATCTTCTTTTAACCTCCTTTTTCTTTTTTTTCTTTCAGGTGGTTTAACATTCCAAAGATTAGGTCTTATTGTACCACATCCATAATCAATAGACTTAACTGACCCTGCACCATACTTATCATAATACATATCAAAAACATTTGCCATCTTTTCAGAACGAGTTACATCCAAATGGTCTTTACCCTCTACTGTATACTTTACGTTAAAGGCATCAGTAGGAAGTTTCCTATCCTCTGCCTTTTCGATAGTAGTTTTTTCTAAAATAATCTGACAAGAATATCGTTCAGTATTATTTTCAATTTGTTTTGGTGGTTCTGGTTTCTTCTCCGTCTTTGTGGTCATGAACGTCCTCCCCATTGAATATCAGGATAGGCCTGCTGTACCATCTCATAAGTAATCTTAAACTTACTCTCCAAATTCTTATCCTTTACCAAACATATAATCTTAGCCTCTTCAGGATGAAGACCTTCCAATAATTGAATGAACATTGTCTCTCTACGAATCGCACTCAGTCTATCATTACCACCCTTCACAAAATGATAAAGATTTTTCCACTCTCTACGAAGAGAGGTGTGATCCGTACCGACAGGAACTTCATTCTCTTTATAAGGAACATGTCCTTCAGGAAGAACTGAGATTGCAGTAGGATCAAAATTCCAGATAAGAATAGATTTTAATGCATCATCTGCATATTCTCGAAGGATATCTATCTTCTTTGCCTTTGATCTCTGTTTGTCCACTAGTTCAAGAACTTCATGCACAAAAGGATTAGGTGGAAGTTTGACTGCTGGAGTCTTTCTTCTAGTTGCTGTCGTCTTCTTCGTCGTTGTCATAATGGTTTTCAATTCTTAGGGCTAAAATTTCATCGGGAACTAACTGTCCATTCGCATCAAACATTTCTGGATGAGTATACACTATTTGAGGTGTTGTTTCATAAGAATGCTGTCTTGCCATCCATCCTATCATACCTCCTACTAATAATGCAAGTAATGAAACTACAGTTGTAAGAACTAAGGTTACTACTAATGTTTCTGACATGACACTCCTCCAGAGAGTTATTTTTTTCGGATGTCCAAGTAAAAATTAAAGTGAAAGACAATCTCTCTTTTAAAAAAAGAAATCATATTTCCAAATTTTACTTGAAATGTTTTTGGTTTTTCGGGTGGTCTCCTCCTTCTCAACAATAATTCTACACCACGATTGATCTCTGCGGTGTCTTTATTTAGAGACTTTTTTTCGTCTTCCAGGTCTTCTGTCATGACTATACCTCACTGCATCTTCAAGAATACCTGCAAGGTATGCTTGTATTTTACGTGCTTTAGGTTTAGGAATATG